GTGCGCCTGTTTAATCCAGTTACTTTGACTGAAGTAATCCCCGGTCTTCATGACGTGACCGGGGCTATTGAATTACCGGAGGACAATTGGTTTTTTACTATGACAGAAATTCCTCAGGGCATGGAGCTAACAATTAATGAGAAAGGCGAACCAATACTAATTGAGGTTAATCAGTCTCAGGGAATACAGGCCAAATAATATCAGGCGCGGTGCTGGTATCTGTTGCCGTCACCGCGTCAATGTAATCCAGCACCGTGTTAAGTCGGCTGGTTTCTGCCTGCGTCAGATTCCGTCCGGCCTGTAATTTCAGTTGAATCAGACTGATGGAAGCCATTGCAGTATCAATCAGCGACTGGCGTTGTGCTTCTGCTGCATCTACTGCGGCGCTATGCTGTGCCTCGGTATCCGTCACCCATTTCTCACCATCCCATTTATCGTATGGTGTTAACGGGGCGATAGTGGTTGTATTATCAGGGTAATCACCCGGAGCTGTGATTTCTTTTGATTCTCCTGTTTCGGTGCTAAAGACGATTTCACCGCGATGGTCTGGCACATATTCCCATGAGTTAAAATCTGCAGAACGGCAGATTGCATAACCAGCCTTATGTGTGCCAGGAGCATCTAAACAGGAATATGCGGGGATACCGACACCCACAGCAAGATATTCAATTGATGCAGAAATATACTCCCGTGTCTCACTGTCATAGTTATAAACGGTAATCTCTCCTGCCTTTGTGGCAATAAATTTATTATTTAAGATAGCGTTATACATCATGCAGCCCTCACAATGTAATTAAATGAAATATTACGTGGGCGTGTCTCTGCTGCACCGACAATACTGGTACTCAACCCCGTTGCCGTTCGTTTGTTATTTTTATTTCCTTCAATCAGACAGTTGTAATCATCATTACCAATTAACGAATTGGTGGCATCAATACTGTCCGGGGACAAGGCATTAGTTGTGGAACTTAAAGTCAGCATCTCGTCTGAACTTGGAAGATTTTTTAATGGTGTTTCATTGCGTGAAATACCCGCGTAAAAAAAGGACTCATGTCTGTGAGCTTCAAAAGAGTCATCCTGAAGACTTAACAAGGCTCGCCCCGCATCCACCCCGCGCCCATCATCCCATCCACGAATAAATTCACCGCGTAAATCAGGCAATTTATTTGTCGGGTAAGCCTTTGCCAGTTCCGGGTATTCTTCAGCAGAAAAAGCCGCACCATTGCATTTCAGCCAGCCTGTTGGCGGAGTGGCTGAAGGCCACGGAACAGGCACCCCAACAGGTAATGCTGAGCCTTCTCCCAAACCAAGGTATGCGAGAAGACCAGCCACATCCTTTCCACTCAAATTGGTAAGCGTATTGTCCAGCGGTTGTTTACCTGCCAGCGCATTAAGCATTGTCGTGGCAAAGTTCGGATCATTTCCCAGTGCCGCCGCCAGTTCGTTCAGTGTATCCAGTGCAGCAGGTGCAGAACCCACCATTCCTGCAATCGCCGATTTCACAAAAGCCGTAGTGGCAATCTGTGTATTGTTGACCGACTGCGCCGCCGTGGGGGCTGTTGGCGTTCCGGTGAGTGCCGGACTCGACAACGGTGCTTTCAGTGCCAGCGCATTGTTAATGGTGGTACTGAAATTCGGATCATTGTTAATGGCTGCGGCTATTTCTTTCAACGTGTCCAGCGTGGCTGGCGCACCATTAATAAGGGCCGTCAGTGCCGCCTGTACAAACGCAGTGGTCGCAACCTGCGTGGTATTATTCCCCGCCGCTGGCGTTGGCGCTTTGGGGGTTCCGCTAAATGTCGGGCTGGCTTTTGGCGCGTACTGTGAATGTGGGTCCTGTGCGATAAGATGTTTTGCCATCAGGTCATCCACGTACACCTTCAGCTCCAGTACCTTGTCATCCACATACTTGCGGGTTGCCAGCACGACGGCAGGGTCGATTTTCAGGGTGATATTGTCCGTGCTGCTGGTAATCAGCACCATGCGCACGGTCTGGGTACGCCCGCTGCCTTCAGCCAGTTGCGGCTTATAGCTTTCCGGGCAGTTACCCACGGCAATCAATGCCCCGGACTCATCAAACAGGCCCACTTCACGGATCCACCAACCGCCCTCATTTTCAGGGATCACCTGTTCGGCAATAATCTGGCTGCTGTTCTGCGGGTCGATATAGAGCATATTCAGCGCAGCCCGGCGTTTCTCATTTACCAGTGCTGTCTGCTTTGCGTCCGGCGTTGGCAATATTCCGCCGCCATCGCCGACTGCCATATGGGTAATTTTTAAAGGCACACCGAGCGCGGCGGCGCTGGCAAGTTTCGCCGCGCCAATATCCGTCAGCAGGGTATAAAATTTTGTGCTCATGGATTCACTCTCATTGTGTCAATAACATGGACCGCCCCGCCTTCATGCGCGGTGCCGCCGGAAATAATTGTTTCGTTGATATACGGATAGATCGTGATTTCTTCGCCAAGATAGCTGGCGGCTCCCACCCAATGCGGGCCGCTGGTCTGCAGATTGATAGACATGCCGATCATGTGACGGCTACATGGTTTGGCATCGCTTATCAGTCGCTCAAGTTCCAGATAGGTATCTTCAGTGATGCCCTGGTCCTGCACGCCGATATCCAGGCGAAACGTGCCCGGTGTTTCTCCGGTCTGCCACCACTCAATAATGCGGATCAGGAAGCCGAACGGCTCCACCACCCGCCGCACGGCACTGGTGGTTCCTTTATGCTGATGAATATAAAAAGCATCCTTCACCACCTGGCGCTTGACGCTTTCTGTCCAGCCCTCGTCCCAGCGATCCACAGAGAACGCCCAGGCGAGATAAGGCAGGAAACTGACCGGACAGGTCGCCGGATTCCACAAGTCACGTAGCGGCACCTGCAAATCAGAAATCCCGCTGCAGGTTTGTGCCAGTCGGCGCTCCAGTGGCGTTGAACCCGGTGGCAGCAGACTATTCATCCGTTCCTCCGTTGGTTACGCTCCACTGCGTACATGATGCCGCCTGTGTTTTGTTCAGGACCACATCCGCCAGCGGAGAAGCCAGTTCCACACGCTGCACACCCTCAACATGCAGGGCGGCAAAAATGGCGCTACGGCGAATATCCCGACCCAGCCGCGTCTGACTGGCGATGTACCTCTGCAGGCTGACTTTTGCCGCTGCCATTACCGGCTCTGCTTCCGGTCCCGGATAAAGAAAAATGGTAGCTTCCACACGGTACGGGATGATTTCTGCGCTGCGAACCGTCAGACGGTCAGCCACCGGGCGGACGTTCTCACTGTTCAGGGCTTTCTCCACCACATCCAGCAAGTCTTTTTCTGCTGTTCCGTCGCCTTCACGACTCAGGACAGTCAGTACCACCTCTGCAGGTGCCGGGCTGGTTGCACTGGCATCCGCCACCCGACCGTCGGCGCTTCGGGCATGAAATTCATAAGCTGCAGTTGGCCCCGCAACAGAAAGCCCTTCAAAGGCTGCAGGCACACGCAGGCGTAACGCTTCATCGCTTTCCATCACAGCTGCAACGGGCGGCACAGCATCATTATCAGCAGGCGTCACCGTCAGGCGTGTCACGTTGTAGTTGGCAGCGAGCTGGTCAAGATCGCCGCCCATCGCGTAAGCCACCATCACAGCCTGCGCGGCTTCGTTAATGCGCTGGCGCAGAAGCAACTCACGGTAAGCGTTCTCCTGCAGCAATTTGGTGACGGGTTCAGATTCAAGCTCCAGCGTACGCATTACTGCTTCCTGCTCATCTTTCGGATGAAGCGCCACAAATTCTGCCTTGCGTTCGGCAAGCAGCGTCTCAAAGTCCGGCACATCCACAATCTGCGGCGCAGGCAACTGCGAAAGGTCAATCACTGCCATTCTCTGCTCCTGTTGATACGGAAAGGGAAACAGGCACACCGTTATTACGCCGCCCGGTCAGCCCCACCACCATTGAACCGTCAAAATTGCTTTTAATGGTGATGGAATCCAGCGTCAGCCGTGGCTCCCAGCGACTCAGCGCCACATACACTGCCGACATGACCTGCAGGCGTAATGCCGGATTTTGTGGCTGGTCTATCAGTGTCGACAGCAGGGAACCATATTCACGACGGGCAATGCGGCTACCCTGCGGTGTCAGTAGAATGTCCCGCACCGACTGACGCAGATGGTCAATATCAGTAATGGCTTTACCGCTGGTATTGTTCATCCCGCTATAAAGCGTCATACCGGGCCTCCGGTTGTATCGCCGCCTTTCAGGACGCCAGTATGCTGATGCGCATCAACCACGATCCCGTTAGAACTCATCGCTCCGCCGCCCTGGGTAACGCCACCATTGATCACCACTTCGCTGTTAATGCGCGTGCGGTCAGCCTCCAGTACAAACTCACTGGTTTTCATGGTGATGTTGTCAGCGGCCTCAATGACCATTGATTTGATGCCCCTGACATACCAGCGCCCGGTGGCGGGTTCGTATTCAAACCAGCCACCGTCAGGATGTTCTGTCACGCAGGCGTCCGCCGACGTCGACGGTGGTGCGAACTGATTCGAATAGACAGCGGGCAGCGCAAAGGCGGTTTCCAGATTGCCGCCCAGACTCAGCAGCACCACCTGCTCACCTTCCGATGGTCGCCACCATGTGCGGGCATTCCCGGCACGCAGCGTCAGCCAGCTAATCCAGTTGGTTTCAAGCTCGCCCGTTTTCACCCGGCAAAGCCAGTTTTCCCTGTCCACTTCGGTGACTACCCCTGTGCGAATCAGGTTGGTGATAAGGCGCATGATTTCGGTTAATTGTGCGTTCATAGGGAAAGGTTGCCATCAGGGGAAGAAAGGCGGCAGTGCTGCAACTTGTATCAGTGCTGATACAAAGATCACCCCGCCAGCCATTGCAGAATCATGTCGCGGGTCATTGCCTCAACATCATCATTTACACCCAGCAGGCGGCGCTCTGCGTAACGGACCTCCGGTCCTTTGCGACTGACGCGATCACGCAGGCCGTAATGGTGAACACGGGCAATACGCTGCACCTTGCCTTCAAACTGTACGCTGGCAGAGTCGGCGCTGGCGGCAGTTTTCAGGTATTTTGTGGTGCGCAGCTTTGCAAACATCTGACGTTTGATGCGCCCCTTTTTACTGCGTGCTGTTACCCGTCGAGGTTCATAACTGCTGCCATCTGGATTGCGCTGCATTCTGATATTCTGCTGCTGTGTCCGGCGCAGTTCCTGCGCCAGCTGGCGCATCATGCGGCTTCTTGCGGCTGGTTCCAGATTCGCCAGCAAGGCACTCAGCCAGTCGTCCACTTTCTGCAGTTCAGCCACGTTTCACCGTCCACATTTCTTCAGGTTCATCAGGTTCCGCTACAGCTTCAACGCTCGACACACTGCCGTCAGTGCTGACCAGCACACGCTCCGTCAGTTGCAGGTTCAGGCTGATATCACAGACATCGTTGCGCAGAATATCCACCTCAAAGGTGAATAGTTTTTCCCGTAACGCCGGGTTATTGATGGCATCGGGCTGGTTATCCCTCAGCCACAGCAAAACCGGGGCCATCAGCAGATTCTGGTCGCCGCTGAAATCCTCAATCACCGCGTTCAGGGTGTAACGGTACTCCCACGACATGGAGCTGGCCCCCGTGGCAACCAGCGAACCGTTATCCACAAACAGATGCAGTTTGTCCGGGTTATTGCGGACATAAGGCACCGCTTTATTGAGGGCGTGGCGCAGGGATTGTGGTTTGTTCACTGTTTCGCTCCTGACACGCAATAATCATGTCCACTTTGTCTGCACAGACCGCCCAGGCAGCCTCCGTTTCATCCAGCAACGCGTTCAGATCACCATTAGTGCGCGGCGTTGCCTGATCCAGCCGACACGGCGTCACTCGCGGACAACCACTGACGGTAAGCCGTACCTCCGGTGAGTGCCGGACGTTCCCGCAGCCGGATAATGTCAGCAGGCAAAGGAGTATCAGCCCAGCGACGTAAATCCTCGTTCTCACGTTTCAGTTCCTCGATCCGGTGTTGTCGTTGTCTCAGCAGCGCGCTGGTCTGTTCTGCTTCGGCATAGAGCCGCGCCTGCTCCCGGTTATTGGTTTCAGTCAGAATGGACAGGCTGATAAGCTGGCTGTTGCTCTTTGCCAGTGCCTGGCTTTTGCTCTGCAGCTCGTCTGCCTGCGTGCTGATGGTCTGGCTGGCATCAGCCAGCCGCCACGTCTGCCAGCCCAGCGCCGCCAGTAATAACGCCAGCACAACCAGCAGCAACCGGTTCATGCTGCTACCTGTTGAGCCATCTGATTACGGGTGATCCAGAAGGCAATAACGGTCAGTAGATAAAAGACCAGGGTAATAGCCCACCCCGTCCAGGCGAGACTGACGACAATCAGCAATCGCATCATCCAGCTGATAAATACGTTTTCTTTTCGGGTAATTGTCTTCAGCAAAGATGCCCTCAACTCCTGCCAGAGCGGGCCATTCTTAATTAACGCAGCCAGTGCTACCGGAATTACCGCCCATGTCAGCAAACAGGCTACCCAAACGCCGGACGCTGCCAGTACCGGAAAAATCCCCTGCGGATACACCATTGCTTCGATTAACAGCGCCATCCATAACATCAGAAACAGCCCGCTGATTAATTTCTTTTTCATTTCAGTTTGCTCCCTGTAAGCACCAGGCCATCTCCCGCGCACGGCGGTTATCCAGCCCCTGATTAAACACACCTTTCACATAAACCCAGCGCGGCAACTGTCGGCACGCATCCGCCCAGCGCCGCTGATTGAGTAATTTCACCAGCGTGGAGCTGCAGGCATTACCTGTCCCCACGTTGAAGGCAAATGACACCACCGCGTCATACACTTTCTGCGGTGGCTGTTGCTTCACACACCTTTCCAGTGACCGCTCCACACGCAGCACGTTGGAGATAAGCCCTTCTGCTGCCTGTCGTTCCGTAATGGTTTTGCCGGGAATGACGCCAGATGTATTACCAATGCCGTCAGTCCATACACCCGCGCTGCACTGATACGGCTGCAGACGACAGCCTTCGTAATCGGCAATCAGTTTCAGCCCCTCCACGGAGGTGTGAAGCTGCTGAAAACCCGGCAGCGTGGCAGCAATAGCCAGCACGGTCCCGACAAGGCAGCGTTTAACGATTGATGGATTCATAGTCCTCCCGCGAGATCTGCCCGTCGCGCAGAAGCTGGTAGGCTTTGTGTTTGTAGTACCAGTTGATAGCCAGCATCAGCACACCAATCATCAGGCCGCCCAGCGTTGAGGCATCCTTGATGGACAAATCGCCCAGCCAGGCCAGGACAACGGCGATGCAGTACGTGATAAAGGCGCTGATTCGCTCAAGCGTCATAATTCAGTCCCATAGCTGGACGGTCTGCACGGTGGTGGTTGTCGGTATGTCCGGCAGCTCCACCTGCAGCCCGTGAGGTAAAAAGGGGCCGTATTCGGCAAGCCCCGGATTTGCCTTCAGTACCTGCTCCGTGACACCCTGCGTGCGCCCGTAATGACGCCAGCAAAGCGCGTCCACCGTGTCATACTGATACGCACGCACTTTCATCAGATAAGCTCCACTGTGCAGTGCGGCGCATCCTGCACCCGGCTGATGGCCCAGCGGGCGTCACGCCACAAATCACCGCTTGCTTCCGCCAGTTCCTCGCCTCGCTTCACACCAGACGCTGTGGCGTCATAGTCCTGATAACGCTCATTGAGCATGGCGCGTGCCCAGCAGTAAACCGCGTTGAAATAGTGCTGAATGCGCTCACTTTTGCCGTCCAGCTGTTCCGCCGGAACTTCTGCCAGCGAGGCATACCCCAGCATCTGCTGGCGTCTGCGAAACTCATACAGCTCTGCGTTGACCTCCGAAATTGCCGACAGGGCAACCTGCTTTAAACGCGGCTGCGTCACCGTGCCGTCAGTGCGCATCACGCTGCGAAACTCCGACAGGTCCACATCAGGCCAGAACGGCGTATTTCTGATGATTTCCGCCTGTTCCGGTGCCTGTTCTGGCGCAACAAACTTCATGCTGCTTTCTCCTGAAATAGAGGGCGGTGGACGAGGTTTTGATGTGGCGGTGCCTTTCGCCACCCCGTGCCGCCCGTGCGCGGGGGCACGTTCTGTCAGCGACTGTCATTGCGCAATCTGCGCTCCAGCTGCTGTTTGTCTTTTTTCACGCCACAGCGGGGATCGAGCTGTAACGCATGGTTGAGATGATTAAGGGCGGAAGCCGGATTACTTTCACTCAGGACAGTGCCAATCGCTTTATGCAGACGCGCCCGTGACTGGTCCGGCATATCCAGACCGTCTGTCAGCTCCAGCGTCTGCAGCAACAGATCGGCATCAAAGCCGGTAGTGGCAAGCATTGCGCTCTGCGCAGCGTCTGCCATTTCCTCTGCCAGCACGGTCTGCACGTTGCGGTTACCCAGCGGCATCACCCAGCCATGACGCAGGGCATGACGCCCGATCTCCAGCGCCCCGGCATAATCTCCGGCATCAATGCGCCACAGCATCACGTACATCAGCACGTCATCCTGTTGAGCGCCTCCGGCAGCCAGTACACCCTCAGCCCAGGCGGCGTACTTCGGCAGCAGCTCCACCTTGATTTCCGCTTTTTTGACCGTGGACTGAACGCCCTTGAGACGGCGGCGGTCTTCCGCCAGTTGCAGCAGCATCAGGTCATAGCCCGACGCGTGGCGAACGCTGCCGCCCTCGCGGGCGGCCTGTTCAGCCTGAACGCGCAGGCGATGCTGCCGTGCGGGACTCAGGCTCATGGATTACGCTCCGGTTTCTACTGCGACGGCGCTGAAGTCGCCAATCTGGATGTTTTCCACCAGTGCTGCGCAGCGGTAGTCCTCAACCACATAGGCTTCGTTAACGGATTCAAAGTTTTCAATCCGGTCACGTTTCGGGTTGTCGATAACTGAACGGCGGCGGGTGTCTTCCTGCCAGTAGATGGACAGGTTGTCCAGACGGGTGATCAGCAGCGCATTCGGCGGGAAAAACGGCGCACGCACGGCCTGCAGGCCCCCCATGCGCTTCTGACTGATGATCATATCGGCAGCCAGTTTTTCACTGTTTTCCTGCTCTTTGTTGACCAGCGGGAAATACTTGTCAGACAGCAGTTCACGGCCGCAAATCACCACCAGATCGTCATCGTCCTGGTAGACCACGTCGATAAGCTCATTGACGGCATCCATCACCACGGCGTCCAGGTTGGCATATTCGCCACCTTTCCCGACTTTCACCGCGCCCGGTGTGGTTTCACCGCCCGTGGTGGTGCTGCCCATGACATGATCCGGTGCATCCTCACGGATTTTCTGCAGCCAGCCTTTGTTCACATCCTGCAGCAGCGGGTTTTCGCTACGGTTGGAGGTTTTCGCACGCTTCACGCCGTTAAAGCCGATCATGATGCGGTCCAGTGCCTGACGTTTCACGATGGCGTCACGGATACGCACCTGGAAATCCTGAAACTTCGCCCACAGGTCCAGCTTCGCGTAGGTCAGTACCGTGTCAAAGTTGGTCTGCTCGCATTTGTATTCCACATCGACCATCAGCGTAGGATCGACAGGTTCACGCTCTTTCGCGGTGGTGTCAGTGGTTCCGGCAATGGTGCTACCAACACCCAACCCCAGCAGCTGACCGGACTGCTCAGTCACTGGCGTGACGTTAATCAGCGTCAGGAAAGCGGCAGACTGCTGGATCTGGTCTTCCAGCGTCTGCTGTACAGACGGCTCCACGGTGAACTTGCTGGACAGTTCTTCAACTGCCACACCGTTCAGACGCGCCAGCTGCTGCAGGTAAGCGTTAAAAGCAAAGCGGGTATTCTTCTTCATCAGGTTTTGTGCTCCATCAGCAATTGGTCAGAGTGTCAGCGGGGGCGTTACCGCCTGTTGCACGCTGGCGGTAGTCCTGGCGGCTGTCTTCATGACTCAACTTATTCACCAGTTCGTTAAAGGCGGTTTGCTGCTCCTGCAGAGCAGTCTCCAGTTCAGACAGGCGTTCTTCCTGCTCAGACAGGGATTTTTCGGTGCGTGCGCTCAGGTTCTGCTGCTCAGTGGCGACCAGCTCCACGGCCTTATGCACATCAGCGAACCGGGCGTCATCGGACTGCTCTTTTTTGGTAAACAACGCCGTGACGCGGGCAAACAGGGACGGTTTGTCATCCTGGACTTCTTCCAGTTCGATCACCGTTTCCTCTGCAGCGGTAAAAAGATTGGCGGGATTCTGCTTGCGGTTTGCCAGCGGGTTATGGGCTGCACTGGCGCTGAATGTCAGCATTTCCGTACCCAGACTGGCAGGATCATCAGTGGCAGCCAGGCCAACCAGGTAGGCTTTGCCCGTATCAGCGAACTTCGGGCTGACTTCCATAGAGGTGAATAATTTCTGGCCTTTTTTCACCAGTTCCACCAGGGACTCCGTTGGCTCAACGTCGGCATACAGCGCCATCTTGCCTGCCAGCGGACCTTCCGTGATTTCTTCAGCAAACAGCGCCGTCACCTTGCCGTAGCGGTTAAAGGTGCTGTCCGGCAGATAAGACTTGATGTGCTCAAGGTTAATCAGCGCGGTATACACCGCCGGGTTGTAGCTGGCTGCCATCTGTTCCAACCATTCACGCTGGATTTCGCGTCCGTCGGTAGTGGCACCTTCCACCCCGATGCGAAAACGCTTTGCTTTCACTGTCATGAGCCGTGCTCCGTTAGAAAAAACTTACTGGAGCCTTATGGTTGCGGTGATGGGGGCAGTGAAACAATGCGCGGTATTTGTACCGACAACCACACAAACCGCAGGCGGGGAAAGCCTTCATTCAAGGCTGTAGGTTTGTGCCATGAACACCACACTGACACCCGCAGATCTCGATCCCCGTCGGCAGGCCATGCTGCTGTACTTTCAGGGATACCGCGTAGCCCGCATTGCTGAAATGCTGGGCGAGAAAGTTGCAACTGTTCACAGCTGGAAAAAACGCGACAAGTGGGGTGATTATGGGCCGCTGGATCAGATGCAGCTCACCACCGCCGCACGCTATTGCCAGCTCATTATGAAGGAGCACAAAGAAGGGAAAGATTTCAAAGAGATTGACCTGCTGGCGCGCCAGTCGGAACGCCACGCGCGGATCGGCAAGTTTAACAATGGTGGCAACGAAGCCGACTTAAACCCTAACGTCGCCAACCGCAACAAAGGCCCACGCCGTCAGCCGGAAAAGAATGTTTTCACCGATGAACAGATTGAGAAGCTGGAAGAAATCTTCCATTCCTCCATGTTCAACTACCAGCGCCACTGGTGGGAAGCCGGAAAAACCAACCGCATCCGCAACCTGCTGAAGTCACGCCAGATCGGCGCGACCTTCTATTTTGCCCGTGAAGCCCTGATTGACGCCCTGCTGACCGGACGTAACCAGATTTTCCTTTCTGCCAGTAAGGCACAGGCCCACGTATTCAAACAGTACATCATCGACTTTGCCAAAGAAGTAGAGGTGGAGCTGAAAGGCGATCCGATGGTGCTTCCCAACGGGGCCACACTGTATTTCCTCGGCACCAATGCCCGCACGGCCCAGAGTTATCACGGCAACCTGTATCTGGATGAATATTTCTGGATACCAAAATTCCAGGAGCTGCGCAAAGTGGCTTCCGGTATGGCTATTCACAAAAAATGGCGACAAACCTATTTTTCCACGCCATCCAGTCTGACACACAGTGCTTATCCGTTCTGGTCCGGTGCGCTGTTCAACCGTGGGCGCAACAAAGCCGATAAGGTGGACATCGACCTGTCCCACAGCAATCTGGCCCCCGGCCTGCTGTGCGCAGACGGGCAATACCGCCAGATAGTCACCGTGGAAGATGCGGTGCGCGGCGGCTGTAACCTGTTCGACCTCGACCAGCTACGCATGGAGTACAGCCCGGACGAATACCAGAACCTGCTGATGTGCGAGTTTGTGGACGATCTCGCGTCCGTGTTTCCGCTCAGCGAGCTGCAGGCGTGCATGGTGGACAGTTGGGAAGTCTGGACCGACTTTCATGCACTGGCGCTGCGCCCGTTTGGCTGGCGCGAAGTGTGGATCGGTTATGACCCGGCAAAAGGCACGCAAAACGGCGACAGCGCCGGATGCGTGGTGGTGGCACCGCCAGCCGTGCCGGGTGGTAAGTTCCGCATTCTTGAGCGTCACCAGTGGCGCGGGATGGACTTCCGCGCCCAGGCTGACGCCATCAAAAAACTGACCGAACAGTACAACGTGACCTATATCGGTATCGACTCAACCGGCGTTGGTCACGGGGTTTACGAGAACGTGAAAGCGTTTTTTCCTGCCGTCCGGGAGTTTGTCTACAACCCCAACGTTAAAAACGCCCTGGTACTCAAGGCCTACGACATTATCAGCCACCGCCGTCTGGAGTTTGACGCCGGGCACACCGACATTGCGCAGTCATTCATGGCTATCCGTCGCGCCACCACCGCCAGCGGCAACCGCCCGACCTATGAAGCCAGCCGCAGCGAAGAAGCCAGCCACGCCGATCTGGCCTGGGCAACAATGCACGCACTGTTTAACGAACCGCTGCAGGGCGAGTCCGCCAATACCAGCAATATTGTGGAGATTTTTTGATGGGAAAGAGTAAGAAAAACCGCGCTGCGGCGACGAAACAGAGCCAGCATAAAAATCAAACTTCAGCCGAAGCTTTCAGCTTTGGTGATCCCATTCCTGTACTGGACCGCCGCGAACTGCTGGACTATGTGGAATGCGTACAGACGGATCGCTGGTATGAGCCACCCGTCAGTTTTGACGGACTGGCACGCACCTTCCGCGCTGCCGTGCATCACAGCTCCCCGATTGCAGTAAAATGCAACATTCTGACCAGTACCTACATCCCTCACCCGCTGCTCAGCCAGCAGGCTTTTTCACGTTTTGTGCAGGACTATCTGGTATTTGGTAACGCCTACCTGGAGAAACGCACGAACCGCTTCGGTGAAGTTATCGCCCTTGAACCTGCCCTGGCAAAATACACCCGACGCGGGTTAGACCTGGATACCTACTGGTTTGTGCAATACGGTATGACCACGCAGCCATATCAGTTCACGAAAGGCAGCATCTTTCATCTGATGGAACCGGACATCAACCAGGAGATCTACGGCCTGCCCGGTTATCTTTCTGCCATTCCGTCAGCCCTGCTCAACGAGTCCGCCACGCTGTTCCGCCGGAAGTATTACATTAACGGCAGTCATGCAGGCTTCATCATGTACATGACCGATGCCGCGCAGAACCAGGAGGATGTGAACAACCTCCGCAATGCGATGAAAAGCGCCAAAGGCCCTGGCAACTTCCGCAACCTGTTTATGTACTCGCCTAACGGCAAAAAGGACGGGCTTCAGATCATCCCGTTGTCAGAGGTGGCGGCGAAGGATGAGTTTTTGAACATCAAAAACGTGAGTCGGGATGACATGATGGCGGCACACCGCGTACCGCCGCAAATGATGGGGATAATTCCCCAGAACATCGGCGGTTTTGGAGATGCAGGTAAAGCTAGTAAAGTCTTTGTGCGCAATGAGTTGACCCCGCTACAAAAACGAATGACAGAGCTTAACGAGTGGCTTGGAGAAAAAGTAATTATGTTTGAGCCTTATAAACTAGGTATTGAAGATAGTAATCTTTCGATTACTATCCCTACAACTTAATTAACCATTCGTAATCAATGAAATCATATCGTTAATTTAGTAGTCTGATCCTACCGAACGCGAAGATCAGACTAACTTAAAATGTTTTTGATAAATAAAACAATCAACACCAAGAAATTACCATGTTGACTGACATCCCTTAATTATTATCCTTCTGTCATTCAACTTTTTTTTCTGGAATAATAGCTGAATCATTACTAGCCATTCTCGCCCCACCTGTTTTCTTGCTAATAATCCCTTTAACAAAATTCACATTTTCAACAGAAGCGTCAAGGAACTTATTGAATGCTTTTGAATTTAACAACTCATTCCAAGGGGTTGCATGGTCATCATCCTTCACAAAGCGCAAAGGTGCTTCTTCGAGACGACTCAATGCCGAATCAAATAAACGCCTTTCAAATTCTCCATTAGATACCTTACTTGCTTCATTTCGATAGCCTTCGTAAGCCTTCGCTACTGAAGCCTTAAAAGCATAATCCTCTGCCAATTTAAATCTTTGATTTATTTGTTTTGTAGAGAGCCATGCAAACCATAACGGAGCTCCTATACTGAACACTGAAAGAAGTAACTGAGTAACAATAACTACTGCATTTGGATTTGCATTGTTTAGCACATCAGATAAAACCTTGAGCCTTTCAAAACCCACGTACCCCCCCGTCGCCAGTGCACTTGCCAATCCCAAAACCCATAGTTGGATACTATTATTTAATTTATTAGCCTTGATTTCAAAAGCACCGGCTAAACCTTTAGATGTCGATGCTCTAATAGCCTGCTCACACATTTCTAGATATTTTGCTGCTTCGACATTTTGTTGTGTCATTTTATCTAAAATATCACGTCCTTTTTCTTCTAAGACACTAAGATTAAACATTGATTTATTAATCTTTTCTTTTAACTCCATAGCTTCTTTATTATAAGAGCGTAATTCCTCCAAATCGATAGGAATGTTTTCAGCCGCAACATGAGCATCATTTATTTTATTTATCTTATTTTCCAATGATTCTATATCAGGGGCTGCTTTATTTAACCTAGCCTCCATGCTTTTTATTTTTCTTGTCATATTTCTCGGCAGAAGATTAGCATTATCCAGTCGTTCTAAAGAGAAAATGTCATCTAAATACTGAGTAATAAACGCAATAGTTTCAACAAATGATGAAATAGCATCAGACGAGTTATTTCCAAAGAGATGTGGAACTATATTTTCTTTAATATTATCAATTCTAATCGGTAAAAAACTCAGTTCAGAAATCTCATCATCCGTTAATTCCACTTCACCATATTTTTCTATTTTTCTTATTATAAAACCAATCATATCTAGAAAATCAACAGGATATAAAGCAGGAGCTTTAACACCTTTCACATCCGAAAGGTTAGTTTCGTCAGTAGCCACTTTTTCAACAGCTTTTTTTAAGCTATATAATGAGTTAATCGTTTTTTGAAATTCTTCATTCATATGAATGCCCTTTTAAATTAATCTGTCAGGATGAAATTTTAATTTTTTAAATTTTAACCTTTTCACACAGGAGAACGCAATTGATAGTAGTTTCTTCTTTCACACATTTATTCATTTAATAGCGTTCAATGTTCGATTCGTTTTCTATCTGAGTCAACATTACTAATGCTTACGTAAAGGCTCTACGCAATATAGCAGCGCGCGCTCGTATCCCCGCCACGCCTGCCCGCTTTATGTAGTAGTTTTCATGCAGGTGCATGATCTACGCAAAAGCCCGCCAGTTCTGGCGGGCCTTAGCAAAAACGATCCTCAAACGATCATGCGATCTCATGCAGCATAGTCATGCACGATCATTTGACTCAGCATCTGCTGCACGCTTGCTGCGCGAAGATGCACTTTTACTACCAATCTTTCGACAGCTCTTTCTATCCCTGGCTTCATTTTCTTTAAATTTGTTATATGTCTCAGTATCAAAAAACGAAATTGTTTCAACCTCATCTTTTGGTATGAGCACACGGAAATCTTCGATATTAAGCCGAGACATTCCACTTATCACACCACTATCAAGATAATGTTGGTGATAGTTAGTCGTGATACTAATCGTTAGATCATCTTTATCCCGATATCCGCTTAACATCGGGAGAAGTTCAAGGTGCTCTGAAAGCCCGTTTTCTAACGCCGGACAAGTAACAAGACCAACATAGATTTTGCGAGACGACAGAGTTGCTATGATCGGAAACTGTCTTGCGGACGCTTCCATGAGTAATGATTCGAAAGCGTTATTACCCACAGCTTTAGCTAAGGCATCCCAGCGACGATCTCCACGTGATGTGCGTAACTTATTTCCAAAACCTGAAATCGCAGCGAGGACAATTGAAATCATAACCCATGCTATCTGTTTGATTTCATTTATTCTTTGAAGTTTGTCTTTCGATGAAGACAACATGCCATTAAAACTGTCAGGTGTTAGATTCAAGGCATTAGCCAGCCAACGAAACCCTCCGCTGACGTTCAAAATAAAGGTGAAAAAACCGCCAAGGAGAAAAAAAACGATACCCCAGGCAGCCACAAAAAAATAAGCGTCCCAGCCGTTGGAACGCTTATATCGGTATCTTGTTGAAAGTGATAGGTTTACATAAATAAAACCACTAACCAAAATCACTGCTAAAAGTAATGTTGCCATTATCTGGTTCTATTAGTTTTCTCTTTTACAGTGCTCGTTTTGATGCCTTCAAGCTTATCCATCTGTGCCTTGATGGCATCCATTGCTCTTTTGTTAGACAAGTCTACGGACACAAAACCATCTTTACTAAGATTGAGTTTGTCCTGGTTCTCTTTAAGAACCCTTGCCAGACGTTCAACTGGGTTACCCAGGCTAAATGCGGCGATGCTTGACATAACTCCCCCTTTTTACATGGCGCGGAAGTCTACACTCCGACGCCTACAACCTCAACAGATTATCTTTAAAATTTAGACAACAATATCATCTGTTGATTTCGTTACTTAAACTTAAGTTCAATGCGCTCGATCATGCAAGCGGTTTCTTAAGAACTGTTAATTTCCTGGCATATATCGTGGTTAAGGTAACAAATTGACACTAACGCCTCGCACAGCTCGTTGTTCAACCTTGCTGACGCCAGAAGCAAGTTCAGACGCCAGCAACGTTTCTTAATGCAGCCAGCTGTCGTCTTCCCACACCTTCTGCATAATTTTCATCACTTGCTTCCTTTCTTCGTCCAGTTGCAGTCCGGTCAGTTCCACACCGTTAGAGCTACCTTTACGGATACGAATTACCGTTTTGGGATACAGGGGGCGCAGATTGCGGTAAAGCTCGGATTCAAGGGCGTCCAGGGTAGACTGGCTAATCTTCTGCTCTTTATCGATCATTATTTCAATGCGCATAAAAGTCCCCTCAGCTGATGACATCCATTGAGCGGTTGTATTCGTGGCTTCTGATTTTTGCCATGAGTTCATCTGTCAGTTCAGAAACCCACTGCAAAGCCAGCCCCTTCTCTTCATCACTACACTCACTAGCCGCTACAAGCTTAAGAAAAAAATCAATGCGCTGGAGCTTCAAAGACTCCAAAAAATAGTCCTGCATCTTTCCTCCTATGACACCACAAGCAATACTGTACACATAACCACTGTTTATATTTACAGTATATAATAATCTTACTGATGTAAAACGTTTTTTTACGTTCATCAGCCTGATATGCCTGGTATTATTAAGAGCACGAATTGTTAACCCGCGTAATTAATACAGGTTTCGCCACTTATCATCTTCCTGCAAACGCTGGTTCCGATAGAAGATACGCAGGCCTGCTCCTGACGGAATACTGCCGCCGCGAAGGAGTAAATCGACCTCTTTCTCGCTGCCATTAAATCCTCTGGACTCCAGTTCATAGACGAGCTGCTGTCGCTGATGGTCTGTAATTCGCTGTTTGTAGTCTTTACGCCGTTTCGGTTTCACCAGGCGTAACCTTGCAGCCAGTTCCCGGCGCTCTTTTTTGCTCATACTGTGCAGGTAATCGTGCAACTCCTTGTCATCCATGCGGGTGATATCCGTTCTGGTATCTCCATCAGCTGATTTGTCTTTCCCTTGTTGGTACAAATTTTCAGCAAGGGGACAGTTATTGCCACGAGTCCAAGGGGCGCAAGCGCCCTGGTCGGCTGCCGCCTCCTGAACGTCAACGGCCTTACGAACCATTTTCCATTTCATTGCATGAGTGCAGATCTTGCCCTGTACAATGGGTGACCAGATGCCATAAATACGAATACCGTGATCGCCATAAGCGGTCGGCTCTTCGTTAATTTCATAAGCTGTTCTGATAAGGTGATATTTGCGGGGAACCAGTACGCCGCCCTGCTTCATGATGTAGGTGGCAAAACAGCCAGCATCAGCGGCAGCCAGGATGGCATCAAGGCGCGGGTCATCCAGTACCGGCGTACTTGCTTTTTTGTCACCCTGTTGCCTTGCCGCCTGACCAGCCAGCAAGCGAAGTTCACGGTACGCCTGACGCCCCGGAATACCAAAGAAGCGGAACTGCTGAACACGATGCAGAGACGCCCAGGCATTAACGTATTCGGCGTTATCACGCAGGGATTTACCCGTTTCCTTGCTGATCTCGCCAGCCAGACCACGTCCGTCAATGTTCTTACTGATGTATTTCGCGATGTAGCTTGTCGGCGTTCCTTTGCGCGGGTTTATCAGCTCAGACTTAAAGCGTGGACCCGTGTTATTGCCCAGTTCCTCGCGGTCTTCACGGATAGCAAACTTACGCAACAATGCAGTAATGGCGCGGCGGTCTTTTTTGCGCATGAAACACATGAGATGCCAGTGCACAGTACCGTCATGGTGCGGCTCAGCCACCCGCACGCCATACCAGCGCAACCCGGCTTTGTGCATAGCCTTACGAAATGCAGCAAACATGCCGACCAGATAATCGCTGCTTTGTCTTACCGTCGCATTTGTCCAGGTCGGGTTGGGTCTGCCGTTGTTGAGCGTGGAATGGAAACGTGACGGACAGGTGATAGTGTAAAAAACGGCGCAGTCACCACGCATTTCCGCGATAAGCTCCAGACCTTTAACACAGGCCATCATCTCATTGCGGCGATGCGCCGGGTTGCTGCTGCTGGCGTTTACCACATCCTCCATATCCAGCGTGTCTCCGTCTTCGTTCACCAGTTCATGAGAACGGAAAAACTCCAGCGACTTGCGGCGCTGCTCACGTTTATGTGTCACTGCTTCATAGCTAACATAGGGGGATGCTTTTTTGCTGACCAGACAGGCAGCACGCAACTGCTCTTCCCGCCATTCGCAACGCATCTTCCACAATTTTCGATACCACCAGTCGGCGCAAAGCATACGTGCCAGCGAACCCGGTATGAGTTCATAGGGCACAGGTTTGCGGCGGTTTCTTTTCCGACGAAGTTTCTCAAATGCAGGCGGGATAACATCCAGACGCAGGGTTTCCGCTGCCACCTTTTCCCATGTCTTGCGGATTTCTTCTGGCTTAACGTCATCGGTGGCGTACAAATCACCACAAGCGGCCTCAAGACACATGCTCATATGCGCTGCTACCAGAGTGGACAGGCGTTTTACCTGATCCTGACTCATTTCAGGCAGGATCAGCAGGCCCTCAAGCCCTTGATGGCTTGCCATAAAACGGAAAGAAACGGATAGCTGACTGTCGCGTACACAATCCAGTCGCTCCAGACATGGCTTAATCGTCTCACGCAAATAGCGGGAATAAGCCTTTGGCCTGCCCAGGCTGCTGAAGTATTCGATACGTTGCATCAGCGGCTTGCTGATATGGGAAGGCTGGGCGTTGACGTCCGCCAGAATGACCATGTCCGGGTTAAAACGCTGCTGCTCATGCGCCAGCTTTGCCCGGCTAATGAGCTTATCCTGCTCCATTTCGCGCTGGACAGGATCACGGGATTCATTAAAGAAATAACGCTCCCAGACCTGCTCACTCAGTGCCTCGCGGCGCAGTTGTGCCTGCTCGTTATCGGCAGCGTACAGAGTGATCAGGTTTGAAAGTGCAGACTCCGGCGCAACTTCCGCCGGGTCCAGATAAGGGTTAATGGCCTTTTTCGGGCCGTTCCATGAAAATGATGCAGCGGCCTCGTTAAAGCCGCTAGAGTTGCTCATATCGTCATGACTCATACACGCACCTCGTACACAGCAGAACTATCCACGCCACGCGAAGGATCAAATCCCACCCAGCAGCGCGGCCCGGAAACAGCAATGATTTCTGTTGCAGATTTACTCTCGCCAGCCGACACGCCGATGCTGCGTTTTGCCTTGATGTAGTGGTGAGTGAAATTGCGATACAGCGAACGAATTAGGGATGTGTCACTGTTAGAAACAATGACCGGATGACCTTCAGATGATCGATGTTCAAGAACGGATGCCAGGTGATACTGGTCATCTTCAGTGAAGCCGTCAGTGTGATAACCGGAAAACGTGCCGTCATAAGGCGGATCGCAATACACCACATCTCCCACCTGCAGCATCGCCAGCGTTTCATCAAAACTCGCGCAGATAAAGGTTGCCCGCAGGGCTTTCTCTGCAAATGCGCGAATTTCTTTTTCAGGGAAATACGGATTTTTATAATTACCGTAGGGGATGTTGAAATGCCCACTCTTGTTATAGCGACATAACCCACGGTAACCATGACGATTGAGATACAGGAAATATACCGCTTTCATGAAATCAGTAATTTCAGTGGAGTAATTAAACTCCTGCCTTATGTTGTAATAAGCCACCTCCCTGTTTGCTTCCTCAAATAAAGCTCTGGCACGAGATATAAACGCCTCGCAATCAGCAGCAACCTTTTTATAGAGGTTGATTAAATCAGGATTAATATCCGCAACAAGATAGCTGGGGTAATCCGTCTCCATCATCACAGCACAGGAACCCGCGAAAGGTTCAACCAGTCGCGGGCCAGCAGGAAGATGTTTTTTCAGTTCGGACATAATGGCAGTTTTATTACCCGCCCATTTCAGGATGGTGCTCATACAGCACCTCCTGCAATAACATATCCTAAAGCTTCTAATGGGGTTAATGGGCGAATTGATAGCATCACCCATTGTTCTGAAACTGCCATGACGTCATTAACCGGAAGCACATGAGAGATAACAGCGGCCCATTCCCTACCCGTAAATACGCCATGCTTCCATTCGCAAAGAGAAAGAACATCACCAACTTTATAGCCACGATCGTCTTTACGAAGTTCAGCCGTCTTTTGACCTGCAACCACAGCGTTGAAATACTTAGGTGCAATTTTTAATTGATGGATACGCACTGCCCTTGTCATACAGCACCTCCGTTGTAATGTTTGCCTTTCAGCTCTGCGATTTCCTGGCAGGTAATGCAAAGCTGCACTCCCGGAATGGCGCGGCGTCGTGCTGGCGGAATTGGCGCTTCACACTCAATGCAAAGCACACGAGACACGCCCGGTGTTTTGGCACGGGCAGCACGAATATGGCGCTGGCGTTCTTCTTCAACGCGCTGCTGTACGAGATCCATTGCATCAGCCATTAGTGGATCTCCTGCGCTTCGTTCTGGATTGCTTCAGCAGTTACACGCAGCAGTTCTGCCGCTTCGACGTGGTTTAGCTGGCTGGATGTGATATGACACGCCAGGCTATCAAGGCGAGCAGCCATTGCTTCAGCCCTTGCCCGGCGTTCTTCCAGACGAGCCTCTGTCAGTAAAATATTAAGCCCTGCGTCGTCCGGTCCGGTTTTAGTCGTGAGGGTTTCAATATTACGCATAATCAATTCTCCTGAATTTAGATAAAGGGATGCCCGGCGGGTTTACGCCATGATTTTCATTAATTGGTTAATTCGGCATGGTTAGCCGTCTGGGAAATAAGCTCACCACTGCACGAAAATGATTCATTGCTTTAATCAGCTCCCGCTTTTCGTCAGTGGTCAGCTCATTAATGCTGATGCTATGACGTTCAGCTGGAATTTTTGCCATAAAGAATATGGCAGCCAGTGCTCGTTTATTTTGTTCGTTATTGATATCCCGTGGATCACGCATATCTTTAATAAACCGCTCAAGCTCTGACTCAATATTCAGGCCAAAAACTTTCGCCCTTAATTCCGCTATATGATTAAGTCCATTCAGGCGTTCACCGGGGCTTAATGGAACAGTCGCCGCAGCGCCTTCAATAGCCATTTGTTCCCCCGTTTTTTCGTAGATAGTTCTGCCAGCAATTCATCTTGTGAACGGCACGGATGCCAGCGTTTACCATCCTCACCCATGATCCAGCCGTGACCGTAGTGCATTGCCGGACTTTGTTTTACCAGCAGCGATGCAAATGATGGTTCTTTCGTCAGCATAAGCACCTCACAGCAAACCGAATGAAGCACCGAGGCCAGTTACAGTATCAACTGCACTTGCCATCGCAGGATTAACCTGTAAACGGGCCTGCAATGAAACAGCAGCTAACGCCATCAGTCGTGTAACAGAGTTAATGCTGCTGATAGCATCACGACGACCTGCACTGGTTTTTACATCGCCAGATACCGCACCTGCAGCAACACGCCCGATCTCTGCGGTTGCACTCATGACGTAATGTGGCAGTTTCTCTTTTGCCACCTCATTAATCGGTACGCATGGCAGGCAGTGAATCTGAGCCAGAAAACCATCTACTAGCGTTGAATCTTCAGTCAGATCGGTAAGCAACCAGATTTCTGGTGCGGTTAATAAATGAGGTTGAGCTGGGTTCAGCTTGTTCCGCAGAATCTGCACATTCATGCCTGCACGTTCTGCCAGTTGCACCAGGTTGTGGCGCAGTGCGAATGCACGACAGGCTTCATCAAAATGTGGATGTTTGGAAACTTGGTAATCAAACATAGTCGACACCCCTGATGTATCCCAAAATGGAACTAGTTGAACACAACATTGCAATCAGTAAGTGCATCAACGGTAAGAGCAGCAAGGTTGATCATTACCTTTTCTCTTTTTTTGTCTTTACGAAGACGATGCCGAGGGATGCGACCATCTGCCAGCATATCGTTGATTGTGTCGATTGAAAGACCAGTAAGTTCGCTATAACGCTCGATTGTGACATGTGGCGTATTCAGAGTTATTGAAATGTTAGGGGTCATGATGCAACATCTCCTATTGGCTTGTGGTGAGTCAGTTTTAATCGTGACTTAAACTTCACATTTCGGAGAATAGGATCGCAATTCGGTTATGTCAACACACGAAATCACATTTCGCCATGTGGACGAAAAAAAGAAATCCTTAATCATGCAGAATCGCGGAGGGCAAGCAGTCATCGAGCGGATATTAGAAGCGTATGGTTTTTCTTCACGCCAAGCATTCTGCAATCATCTGGGGATATCACAGAGCACAATGGCGAACAGGTATGCGCGTGACACTTTCCCAGCTGACTGGGTTGTTATCTGTAGTATGGAAACTGGTGTATCGATTGAGTGGTTAGCATTTGGTACTGATACCGAAATGGAAAGCTTTGCAGATAAAAGTCACGACAATTGTAACAGTGAATCTCGGCACCTCAACAGAGAACCTAAAAACCCAAATGAGAACACTGTTACTATAAATCAAAACGGAAAAGCAGCAATAGAGCGAATCGTTGCAGCCTATGGATTTAAGACAAGACAAGCTTTAGCTGATCATTTGGGTATTTCAAAAAGCACACTAGCTAATCGTTATATGAGGGATACATTTCCAGCCGATTGGATTATCCAATGCGCACTTGAAACTGGTATATCACTAGATTGGCTCGTTACTGGAAAAGGCTCAAAATCGAACGATGTAAATACTGATGTAGCAAAGTTATTAGCATATAAGCTAATAAATGGTAAGTTAATAGATGCGGACTATATCCACTTTGATAAATCTTTAATACCACACAACCTTATAAATCCGCAGGTTGTGATCGATAGCGAAAATGTTTTCGTAGTAGACTATGGATATAAAGAAATATCTGATGGTGAATGGTTAGTAGAAATTGAAGGCAAAATAAACATTAGAACATTGGTCCGCATACCCGTAGGAAAAGTTAAAGTAATATCTACTCATGCTGATTTCATATGTGACATTGAGAATATAAAACTTTTAGCAAAATGCCACTGTGCTTTCATTAAAAACATTTAATTTGGACTTATCATGGACTCTAAAGAACACAAAAAAGAAACAATACAAAACAGCATCACCAAATCAGAGTTTAAAAAATACGTTGATTTTATACATGATGATTCTATTCCACTTCCTGAACATGAACGCACATATCTAAAGAACTTGTTGAAAAATGGTGAAATTGAAGAATTCAAGGATCAATATAGACGCCATCTCCAAAACTTAGATAGAGTCGGCTTTAGCGACGAAGATATTGAATTACAACTTAACGTGTTAAAAAAAGATAATAATGAATTCAGAAGCTTATTACGTTTTTATACAGCTCGCTTATCTGATTTGCAAGAAAGCAACACCTCATTATCATTAAAAAACAAAGAGTTAGAAAATTTAAACATAGAAAAAGAATCTTTACTTGAGCAAACTTTTTCTAGGATAAAAGAGTTAGAGGCTTCAAATAACGAATTAACCAGTCGAGCACATCAAGAGAGAATTGATCAAAAAATTCCCGAATATGTCAATAGTGTAAAAGATGATTTAGGTGATGATGATGATCACTTTATTTCACTCGCCAAAACATGGGCTATTGCTGGTGCAATAGCCGGTCTTTCCGCTGTCATTTTTTCGTTCATATCATTATATTTTGTTACTGATTTCATAAATGCTAAAGGATTTGAACTATTTTATCTATTCACCAGAGGCCTGATTGGAATTTCCATTTTATCATGGCTTTCTTATATCTGTCTGAGTATCTCCAAAAAGTATACTCATGAGTCCATTCGCAGAAAAGACAGAAGGCATGCCTTAATGTTTGGTCAAGTCTTCCTACAAATTTACGGTTCGACTGCGACCAAAGAAGATGCTATTCAGGTATTTAAGGACTGGAACATGTCTGGAGATTCTGCTTTTTCTGATCAAATGGATTATCCGCCAAGTTTCCAAACGCTATGGTCTACCGCGAAAGAAAAAATCAAACCTTCTCATTCAGAAAAATCCTCCGATTAAATAAGTGATGTATATAAAATACATAAACATACATTGACACTGGTTATGCATACAGTAAAAATGCTCTCTATTGGAGGGCATTTTTTATGGCTGTACGAAAACTCACCACAGGAAAATGGCTTTGCGAATGTTACCCCGCCGGACGTAGTGGGCGTCGTGTGCGTAAACAATTCGCCACCAAAGGCGAAGCACTGGCTTTTGAGCGTCACACGATGGAAGAAACCGAAGCAAAGCCCTGGCTGGGTGAATCAGTGGATCGTCGAACACTGAAAGACGTGGTTGAGCTATGGTTCAAACTACATGGTAAATCACTGACTGCTGGGCAGCATGTCTATGACAAATTGCTGCTGATGGTTGACGCTCTGGGCAATCCCCTTGCAACTGATCTAACCTCTAAAATGTTTGCCCACTATCGAGATAAACGCCTGACAGGTGAGATCTACTTCAGCGAGAAATGGAAGAAAGGAGCAAGCCCGGTCACCATTAACCTGGAGCAAAGCTATCTAAGTAGTGTTTTTAGCGAACTATCCCGCCTGGGCGAATGGTCGTATCCGAACCCACTGGAGAACATGCGAAAATTCACCATCGCAGAAAAAGAGATGGCATGGCTTACCCATGAGCAGATTGTTGAACTGCTGGCTGATTGCAAACGTCAGGACCCAATTCTGGCACTGGTAGTCAAGATATGCCTAAGCACAGGCGCACGCTGGCGAGAAGCAATAAATCTTACCCGCTCGCAAGTGACCAAATACCGAATTACCTTTGTAAGAACGAAGGGGAAGAAAAACAGAAGCATCCCTATCAGTAAAGAGCTTTACGAAGAGATCATGGCGCTTGATGGGTTCAATTTCTTTACAGACTGCTATTTTCAATTTTTATCCGTGATGGAAAAAACGTCTATCGTGCTCCCTCGCGGTCAACTGACACACGTTCTGCGCCATACGTTTGCGGCGCATTTCATGATGTCGGGTGGAAATATCCTTGCTTTGCAAAAAATCCTCGGACATCACGACATAAAAATGACTATGCGTTACGCACATCTGGCACCGGATCACCTGGAAACTGCATTACGGTTTAATCCGCTGGCAACACTACCAACATCAATAGCAATTTTTTGA